GGGAGATGAAAGAAGGCATCTGAACCAGAACCACCATCTCTTGTTAAACTACCAGCTGCTACTAATTTACCACCAAAGTTAAATACACTTCCTAATGCAAAAGTAGATACTGTTCCTGCTACAGAATTAATAGGTAAATAACCAAAGCTTAAACTATCATTAAATATAAAAAATAATCTTTCTTTAAATACTGTTACATTGTTTATTGTAGAACCTGTTACTCCACTTAAAGAAGGTGTTGCCCAAGCACTACCATTATAGTGTCTAGGAGCATCTGCACCATTTACTATAAATAGAAATGAACCTCCTGATGTAGTAAAATTAACGTGTTGAAATTGCACATTAGATAAACTGGTTACTACAGCACCTCCTACACTACCAGAACTTGTTACATCATAAATAGCATTATTACTAGCAGCAAAAAGTTTATTAGCACTAGGAGATTGATATGTTAATAAACTTTGTACTGTGCTAGGCAAACCAGTTACATGGTTTGTATAACCTTTTCTTAAACTAACATCTGTAGAACCGGGAAAGAAATTGTCTAATCGTATAGCATCAGTTTGTGGCATTAAGTCCACAGCATCTCTTGTATTTAACCCACCAATAGGCGCAGATTGAGATGTACTTTCACCTGTAGGATTAAATACCATTACGCACCTTTTTTAGACTTATACCCTGAAGCATAGATTGCTTTTGCTTGTTTATTAGCCTTACCTTTTGATTTATATACTTTTCCTTTTGTTCCAAACCTATAACCACCTTTTACTTTTTTAACAGGCACTACCTAATTCCTAACATTTTTGCTAATACATCTAATGGTAATTCTTTTAACCTATTTACTAATATGTTTTTACTTTTAATAGGGTCTGAAATTATATCTACACCACTTGGTAAAGGCATACTATCTTGAGACATACCCATTTCATTTAGTCTATCTCTAAATGGATTTGTTCCTACTTCAGGAACTGTACTTATACCCATGTCTTTTTGCTCATATCCAAAACCACCACCAACATTATTAGAATTCATATTAGGTTGTGCAGGTTGTTGTGTTATACCTAAAGCTCTACTTAATACAGTTCCTTCTGGGTTATAATCACTATCAATTAAACTTCTAGTAGCATCTTGAAAAGAACCAAACTCAGGTCTATCACCTAAAGCCTTATCTAACATATCTTCTCTTATAGCCTTTCTTCTAAGCTCGTTAGCTAGTCTTTGTTTCTCTTCTTCGTCCATAACTCACCTTTATAATTAAAGTGAGAAGTTACCTTCTGGTTCGTTAACAGGTAAATATAATCTGTTTGGTCCTGCCATACGAATGATTTGCTTCGCACCATCTTTGGATTGCTTTTCTGATAATTTCAATCTGTATTCTTGAAACTGATTATCATAAGGCAAACCTTTTTGTTTTAAAAATCTCCATATTACACCAAGTGTAATTAAATCTTCGTCTAATACTGTTGTATTTGCATCTGCTGCAAAGCTAGTTGCGTTAGCTGATGAACCAGATGTTATAACCCAGTTTTTACCTATGTATTCAAAAAACACAGATTCTCCTGCTGGGGGAGCTGGGTGAAATAATAACGCATTACCTCTTATTCTAAAGTAATTTGTTATACCACTACTAACACTTGCTTTTAGTCTTTGCCATTGTGCGTTATTAAGTGGTCCATAATACTTTCTATCTGTGGTTCTGTTCCACATAGTATCATTACTAAATCTTAAAAAATCAGAAGCTATGGTACTCATATCTCCTTGCGATTCTGCTGCAAGTGTTGTATGTGCTTCTTCTTTAATTAATGTTTGCCAGTCATATCCTGCAACAAGGTTTTTACCTTCTCTATTGGCAGCTGCTAATAATTGTATGTTAGTAGTATCAGTACTACCCACTACAGTAGAAGGAGAGGGTACTCCTATCTCATTAGCTGCATCTTGGCATATGGTTAATAAACTCATTCTTTACCTACTATTAATTGTGGTTTAATATCATGTTCTTTTGCTAAATAATTTCTAGCTTGTTTTCTACAATCTAATACATCTTTACCTAATCCATGACAAGCACCATCAGATAAGTCTGCTAGTTGTTCTATAGAACTAATACCTTCTAAATCAAAAAATTTTATTTTACTTTTATTAATTGTTTTTAATTTACTTATAGGAGTTGCTTTTGGTATTGGTTTTTTAGTTTTATAATATGCGTTGTATTCAGCAGGAAAATCTTGTTTTACCTGTGCTTCTTTTTCACTCATTTTATATATAACAGTATTAGGGTCTCCAATTAGTTTAAACTCTACTAAATCTTGTTTACCATCTTCACTCTTAAATATGTTTACTCTTAAATTACCCATGTTACCTCCTGTTTGTGTGGGGGAATCTCACCCCCACGATTATAATGCTTTAACCTGCAAATTGACAAGCAATTATTTTAGCTGAAGCATCTATAGCAAATGCACACACAGGTGAAGTTGCTGCTGCTGTTACATCTAATGTACCATCACCAGCTCCTGTTGGTGTTAATGGGTCTCCATCAGCACCTGCTGTTAATGCAATAGTAAGAGTTGCTGTTCCACCTATCTGAATCCAACAATATTGTCCGTCTGTTGGAGCAGATTGTAAAACACCAGCACCTACCTCATTAGAATCAGATAAATCACTTGTTACTACATTTACAGCGCCTGCTGAAGCACCTGATGGTGCATAGTAATAAGCAACATATCCACTTACTGCTGCTACACTTCCAGCACCAGTATCGTATTGAACATACTTGAAGGTGTTTCCAGCTGCATCCATGCCTTTTTGACCGACCATAAATGTAGCAGTATCACTAACTTCAGTTTTGTCCATTCCAGTAATATAAGCCATAATTTTTCTCCTTTATTATGCTTGTATGATGCCTTGTCTTGCTCTATTAGAACAAGTCATATTACCTGCCCAAACGACTGGTAATACCATAGCATCTTGGTTAACAGAAGCCTTCTCACCTAAAGGAGAGAATTCTCTACCTTGAGCTGGACGAAGGAATAAATAGTCCGAGTTAAGCATATACATCTTACTTGTTGGACATTGGTCATCATAGTATACTGGTGCATCCATAAACATTAAGTTCATAAATCCAGCACTAGCATTGTCATCACTTGTAAATCTTTGGTTAGTCTGTAAAGAACTCCAATAGAATTGAAAGTAATTAGATGCTGCTACGATAACATCAGGGTGGTCTGCACCTCTAGTTGTACTTAACCATAGTGTGTTCATAGCTGTTTGGATAGTAGTTGCACTAGGTGTTACACTTTCTGTTGAAAAATCATATACTTGGTTTTTCCAGAATGTATAAGTACCTGCGTTAATACCACCAACTGTATTAGTGTTTGTACCAGCCACAATCAACTGTAATCCACCTAGTTCTTTTCCATCAGTACCTGTGCCATCAGCATATAAGCCAGTAGCCATAGTATTTTTTAGAGTTTTTTCTAAGTTTCTTACTCTTGATTTAAGTAAGTTAAAGATTGCTTCTTTACCAGAGTTTTCGACCTGTTCTAAACCTGATATAACCACATTACCTGCTAATTGTTTATAATTAAACTCAGCTGCTGTGAATACATTAGATGTAGATGTATCTAATACCTCGTAGCCACTATACCATTTTGCAGTTGAGTTAGTTGCGTATTCTAATTCCTGCACAATTGTTCTACCTGTGGCGATTTGTTTGTTGCCTTTTCCATCAATATGACGAAGCAAGGCATTACCATTAGTTACGTTATCTGCAAGAGTTTTTGAATATCCTGCAAGAGTAGTTGTAACTATTTCGGTAAACGTACTATTTGGACTTGCCATTTTTATACCTCATTAAGTTATTGTTAAACCCACAACTCATTTAGTTATACCTGCACTACTAATTGATTCCATAAGCAAAGAATCTAAATCGCTAGTTTTAACAGAGCCACTAGGAGGAGCTGTCGCAGTTCTAGGTCTAACTTTTTTAGCCTTTTCAACTGCTGCTTTTCTCTTAGCATCTTCTTCTGCTTTAGCACTTTTTCTTTGTGATTCTAAGGATTGTTTATATAAATTATCGTCTAATCGCACAGCTTTACTATAAGCATCTTCTAAGCCTTTAGCTTCTCCTGCATCTATTAGATTACCCATTTTAACTCTTAATTGCTCAAAATGAGGATATTTTAAGTTACCCTTAGTATCAGTTGATTGTGCAAAAGTAGAAATTTGATTTTCTGTTTGCTGTCTAGCCGATTGTAGATTTTGCTGTTTGAACTGATTTAGTTCAGCAAGTATCGCCTGATTTTGTTGTTGTAGTTGGGTGATTTGAGGGTCGGAATCATTCCAATCCCCAGTGTCTTCGATTGATGAAAGGTCAATGCCATAGCCTTGTGCTAATTGTTTGATTGCCACTTTTGGGTTACTTCTAAGAGCCATATCAGCATTTAATAATCTGGAAATATATTCGGATTCCCCTATACCACTTGCTGCTATTTGCTGTCTTACTGGAGCTATAACTTTATCTAGTGATTCATAACTTTTGCGTTGTTGAGCTACTTCTTGCGTCTTTCTAGTGTAATCAGCAGTCATTTCTTTATCTCTTTTAAGCATATACTCCTGTGCTGTACGAGGTAAATCTTTGAACGTGCTTTTTACGTCTTCTGACCAGTTTTTTGGAGCTTGTAAAGGTGTTTCTTTCGAATCCTCTCCATCAACATGAGCTACTACAGCATCATCAGAAGGTTCTTCTGTAGAATCTTTGGTTTCTGTTTCATTCTCAGTAGCTACCTGATCTAATGATTCAGAATTAGATTCTTCGGAATTATTTGTCTCCTCTTGTTTAGGAGCATCAGGAATAGTAGTGTTTTCTACTTCTTCCTTTGGTGTATCATTGCTAGGTGTTTCAGGTTCTTTATCAATAGTTTGGTTAATAGCACCTTCTAATACAGCTTCCAATGTTGGTGCAGTAGCTGGTGTTGTATTAGGCGCTGATTCCTGTGCAGGAGTGCTTTCTTGTGTCATATTATCCTCTTTTGTTATTGTTAATCATATTATCCCAAAACTTAGGTTTCGTAGAGCCTACATAATCGTTACCCACTTGCCTAACATTATGTTTCCTTTCGTGTTCTTTTATTTGAGAACGACTGCCTATAACAGTTTTATCGATTGGAGACACAAATTCTTGTATATCACCCATAACTTGATGTGATTTTATTCTTTTTGTTGCTTTAGCAAACTTATAATTACTTTTACCCCATTGGATATTATCGTAATTTTTATTATAACTCATCTTTTGCATCCTGATTTAATTGAGCTGCTATTTTCATATCGCTTTCTAATAATGCCAATTCTTTCTTTGCATCCATTCTACCCTGACTAGCTTGTGCTTCTGTAGTTGTTTTATTGCCTACAGTTCTTTCTCTTGATTGTATATCTGCTAGTTTGCCTTGTTGTTTTAATTGTTCTTTAGCCATTTCTGTTTGCATTTTCTGTGCAGCAATTCTTTCAGCTTCTGAAGGTTGAGGTCCTGCCTGTTTCATAGCCTGTGCTTGTTGCATTAATGTAGCTTCTGTTTGGTCTATTATATCTTCAAAATTTCTACCTACTTTCCATGCTCCCATTAAAAATCTTAATGCTTGAAATGCCAATGGAGTAAGGTCTGGTGAGCGAGAAGCTATACTAACTGCTCTTTCTAAATAACTACCAAATGAAGATAAAAACTCTATTCTAGTTCTTTTTTCTTCTTCTTCATCTGTAAAAATTGTAGCATCTGATTCTATATCTATACTATATCCTCTTAATTTATCATCACGCATTATTTGCATCATTTCTGGTGTAATAGTAAGTGCAGTCATAGATGCTAACATTTCTGGTTCATAATGTTCTGCTATCAATTCAGCTTTAATTCTAAATAAATCTCTTATATATTCAGCTATTTCACCTTGTTTTTTTCGCATACGCATACTACCAAATTGTGCTTTTAATTGTTGTGCTGTAGCAGTTTCACTAGCTTTCGTAGAACCTCTAATTAAATCTGATATACCTGTTATTTGGTATATAGTATCTAAAACTTGATTTCTTTGTTGATATAAACCTTGTAATACTTGTGCAATAGGAGCTATATCTTCTTGTTGAAATACTGCACCTAACCCACCTTTTGATGCTAATTGTGCAAAATTCTCTGATGGCACAAAATCATTATCTCCTGCGTCTGCTAAATGTGATAACTCTGGTACAGAAGCATCATAAATACCCCTTCTTTTTAATCCTTCTATTAAATTACTTATTCTAGTTGTAATTCTATCTAATTCATCAGCTTGATCTTGGTATAATGTAAATTCAGGTATAGGAACACTGGTTTCATTAGTTCGTATTGCTACTAAAGCATCAGGAGTAGGAAAAAATTTTTCTAATCCGTAAGGGTCATCATCTTCTGCTAGTATTTCATTATAACCTTTTGATACAAAATATCGTTTTTCTTTGTATTTATCCCATATTTCCCATACTTCCGCCCTAGAAAATACCTCAGAATACTCTTCAGAATAGCCTTCTGATGGCTCTGGAGACCAATTTAGTGGTATATTGGATGCATTTTTAAAGCCTTTTTCTATTAACTCATCTCTTGTAAGTAAGTGCCTTCTTGCCTTCCAATATACATCTTCTGGTCTTTTTGCTGGACTTTCTCTGTAATCTTCCCAATTTACATACTCAAAATAACATCTTTGATCTGCAATCCTTTCTTCTTCTTGGTCAATCATTATCATATTACCAAATTCAT